GCCTTGGGCTTTGATGTCCTTTTCACTGAACTCATTGCCTCCATAGGTACTCCCTATTTTCAACTTCGCTTCTGAAAACGCTGTCTTAACAAAAGCCTTCATCGAAGTGATCAAAGCACCTCGAGGCAAAATTCCTATTTTCTCCGTAAGATGTTTATCTTTATGAGAGATATTCAAACGTAAGAAATTCACCTGCTGGGTATGAAGATTCCTCCCTTGCAAGGGCTGTGGTAAATGATCTGCCATGTCTTTGTTCCCTCCTATGATTACGCTGCTGCTTCACCACTGTAAGTGGGAATGACAATCGTTCCAAAATCTTGGGCTGTTTGTGCGCTATTTGGCATTTTGAAACGGGTTTTTTTCATTCCTATCAAGGTCTTGGCTGCAACACCAAATTCACGTTCATAATCAAAATACTCTTCTTTAAGCGTGTAATGCGTTGCACTGTGATTTTTGCCAAATCCTATAATCGCACTCTGGGCTCCTAAGAAAACCGCACGACGCACACCTTTCACTACGGTATTATCTGTTGATTTAACACCATGGGTGACATGAATTGCTTCACGTAAAATAACGCCATTATACATGCCTAGTGAACCATCAAAGATCGGGTTCTTCGCACGGGAGGTTGCATAAACGGATTTTTGAATATCTAACCACTCACCAACTGCTGTATTGGTTCGCAATTGCATAACTTGTGTTGGATGTAAATAGAGAACATAAACATCATCACCATTGACATAAACTGGAGAAATTTGCGGATTAGCTAATTTGGCTTGTTTAACCGCTTCATCAATCAATTTAAGACTAAAGCTATGTTTGGCTTTATCAGTGAGATCTTCATCCTTGGTTTTTGCATCTGGGCGGATAATACGTTCACTGCTTGGTGCCATGACTTCATTAAAGCCATAATAAACCGGTTTAATATACACTTCCCGACCATCGACATTGATAGTACGGGCTGTATAACCACATACCTGAAGAAAGAACATGATGCTTAAACGATTGGCATACCAACGAACTAAACCTTCTTTGGCTTTTTTCCGTAAATTTGGGAGAATTCTCTGTTGGTCAATCGAATCATCATTGGCCACACGCACCGCATGTAAAAGCTCGTTAATAACCAGCCTATCATTCATAAATTGAAGTGCTTCTTCATTGCCCTCTAAGGTTTCGCCTTGCGTGACACCGTCCCCAAACAGATTGACCAGCAGACTGAACGTAACGCTATCCCCTGCACTCTTATGGGTTTCGTTGTAAAGCTGGATAATGCTGTTCGAACTTTTGCCAATCAGAGGAGCAATTTTTGTCGCTTTCAAAACTTCATTGCTTAATTTCTGTGACCACAATTTCACTGCTTGCGGATCATGAGTTCCTATATGTGTTGTTGCCATTAATTTCACCTTTCTTTGCTGTAAAAAAACCGGCTTAAAGCCGGTGGAAAACCCGCATCAAGGCGGATTATGCTGTAAAACTTATTGCTTAATCGGAGTCTACACCCATAATTTCATAAAAACGGGCTTCATTCTTCGGATTTGATATCCAAGCATTGAATTCTTTCTCAGACATATTCGCAAGTGTCTCTTTGGTCATAGGACCCGTCACGCCCCCTCCTCCAGATGCCGTTAAGGTTCTCGCAGAATTCTGACGGCTTTGAAGTTCTGCAACTTGATTATTCGCTTGTAATGCTTGGTTCTGATAGCCAAGATTTTGCGCTATTCTATAAATCTCTTCTGCCGGATTGAGATCTCTTTGTGCACAAGTCGCTACAATCGTACGCAATTCATTCCTTATGATCTCAGAAATTGTGTTTGGATCTGCATACTCAGGATAAAGTGACGACCAAGAACTCAATTCCTTCGCACGCTTCTCATAAAGAAAATTTGCCGCATCACCAAAATCACTGGATTTATTTTGAAACGACTTAACAGAATTGTTGAAAAACTGACCAAGACGTATATCATGCTGCTGCTGTTCCTCAGCTTGTCTTAGCGCTTCTTTCTGTTCCCTAATATACGCATCCTGCTCTCGAATCTTATCTAACATCCACGCCACTAAACGAACAGGGTCCTCACGTGGGTCTGGAGGTGAATTTTCACCTTCAACCATTGGCGTCTGGGATTGGGGTTCATAAAACTTGATAAGCGCTTCACGGGCTTGTTTAGCTTGCTCGATAGAGCGCTGCTGCTCTATATTAGGAACAATCTCTGAAGGCTTTTCAACGGGCTGCACAACCGGCTCTGGAGACGTAATGTCATCATTATCAATCGTTTCACCATCATTGACGCTATCAAAAGAGCTCTCATCATCAAAGACCGGTGCCCCAACTCTATAATCTTTATTCATAGCTTCATTCATTTCTGCATTCATTCTTTCGCCTTTCTCAACTATGCATACCTCTGTGTAATGCTATTCGCTCTCGCATGATCTAATTGTGTGCCTGATCATTGAGAAGCTTCTGCCGTTCAATCTCATAGCGTTGTTGCATCAGTTCCGCTTCTGTTTTTGCTCTCTCTTGATGCACAAACAGATCAATCTGCTTTTGTTGCAAATCCATCTGATGCATCTGTGCTTTCGTCTCTAAATCCTGTTGCTTTTCCTGCAACTTCATTTCTTGTTCAGGGTCCATTTGCTGTTGTTGTGCTATTTGCTGCTGTTGGAACTTCTCACTGACACGATTAAGCAATGACGCAGGCAATGGAGAATAACGAAGTAGATCAAGCATAATATCCGGCGTAATAGCATTTTGGAGTAACGGTAAAAGCTGTGTGATGATACCGAAGGTGCGCTCTTTCTCATTCGGGCTGGTTGGCGCATCATCAACCACAATGTCATACTCGACACTCGTTACTTCTTCACGCGTCAATGGAATATATTGCGCATTCTCTTCACCAGATATCCGTACCAAACGCCCATCGGACAAGTAATTCTGTATCAAGTGCAAAATAATCTTACCTTGCCGCTTGCGATACAAACGTAAACCATCAAACAGACAAGCAAGTAGATTTAAACTGGATTGGCGTCGTTGTGCCTCCAAAATACCCGCTTGTGTCACTTCCCTTGTGCCAATGAACTCAGGTGATAAACCAGTCACCTGATTAATTGCTTCTTTTGCTTCATTAAACAACTGGAAAAACCCCGTTGGAAATTCTGCTACGGGTTTGGGTTGGATCTTTCCTTGTGCAAGAGCGCCATCTTCAGCAACCAGCAACGCATCAGCCCGTGCCCAATCTTTCATAGCCTGCCTGATGTCCTTAAACGCCCCTTCCTCGACAATAAGACCACCTTTGGATTGGCTATTGAGGATATACATAACTTGACTAAAATATTTATTCGCCCACCGTTGAGGGTCTTTTGTGGGACGCACAACCCCATAAAATTGCCGTTCTATCTTGTCAAAATACCCCGTTATACACTCCCAACCCAATTGACCAGCTGGAACCATGGGTTGATCGGGGCATAGCAAAACCTTCCTGCCTAAAAAAGCGCGCTTAACAACCTTTTTATTAAAAGCCGCCCCTTGGATACCCGGCATCATGCACTGTAGCTGCTTAAATTCTTCCTCGCTATAATCACGAAGTTCTCCAGTGCTTAAATCAGGTGCTTTGTAATACCTCTCGCTTTCAAACCAACGGCATTCAACAAGCGTGACCATCCGACGACCATTTTCAACATCAATGCTCCCCTCATCACTGTAATAATCAAGATCATTGTGGTGAACACCTCCATGAGAGCTCCCATCCCTTGCCCAATCCGCACTCAGCTCTGTCCAATGGGCTTTGGGAAACATCTGCTTGGCTACTTCCAAAGGCTTGCGGTCCACATACCACAAACGTTGTGCATCGGTTAAATTCGGTTGCACCGCTGCACTGTCCCAAACCATCTTTAACGGGTCTAAACGGGTAATTACCGGTTCACCATCAAGGCTGTTCTCATAATCAAGCCGTGTATCCGTCCATCCCATGCCACAAATGACCGCATCCTGAAACGCATCACTATCAGCGTATTCTGCATGCGCCGTATCTCTAAACCATTCCGCTGCACCGGTAAGCAATTCACTAGGCAATGCCTTCCCAACTTGTCGGGGGATGAATTGCACCTCGCGCTTGTTATTGCGTTCAGAGCCTACAACAGCATTGACCAATGGGGCAATACGATTAAAGGTCATAACGGGGCGGCGTTGCTTTTTTAACGCCGATAAATCTTCTTCATTCCATTGATCACCATTGTAAAAACCAAAATCCTCCCGTGCATGTTCACGCCATTTGTTCACATGCTCCACATCTTCTTTGTACCAACTGACAAGCTTGCGAAACAAACCTTCATGAAAAAGATCAGAGACTTTGCTGTCTTTCTCTAAATGTTCATCATCATGCATCATTCTGCCATCCATGAGGTACTCTCATATTCCGTTCTGCCGCTATAAGCTGGTCGCTTTTGTATTTCTTTTGGTGGTTTGTATGAAATGCACATCAATCCAAAGGCATCTGCCCCATGACTGGACCAATCATGCTCTGCTCCCAAGCCAATATTACGCTTCTCATCCCATTTCTCGTGATACCAGTTCAGTGCCTTGCGTCCTGCTACCGTCGTCTTCTCATTAAACCAAACAGAAGGCAAAACACGGCGGACTGTTTCTATACGTATCTTAACAGCTCCTGCTCCCTGATTAGGGATAACTTTTGTTTGAAAGCCTGCCTGTTTAAGAGCGCTCTCAAAACTCACATTGTGTACACGATCTCTGGTTGCACCATCATGGGGGAGAACCATCAATGCCTTCTCATAACCATTCTGACGTAACCAGCCTATATGCTCTGAGAGCGGTTGCCCCTGTGCTTCATAGTAATCGAGAACACGAATTTCTCGTCCAACAAATTGCGCTATCCATATCGCTGTTGCATCTGCCTTGGCTCCTGTTCCCCCAATGTCCCAAAAAGCACGTATTTGCATCAAGGGGTCACGAGCAACGCGCCCTATCCGCCCCTCTTGCTCGGCTGCCAACATCTCTTTCTGATAGTAAGCACCTTGAACCGCTGTAAGATAAGCCCCTTCCCAGATATGTTTATAGGTCTCGGGGCGGTTTCTCAGATCATCAAGACGTGCTTCATTCAAGATCTTTGGAAACTTTGGATTATCTGACCAGTTGATCTCAACACGCTTGATTGCCTCATTGTCTGAAAAGCGAAAACGCTTCTCAACGGGGGCATTTTCACGCAATGGGTTCCATGTCACCCATAACTCTGCTCGCCATCCCTCTCCCTCTTCTCGTAAAGTCGGTATAAGCGTTTGCCAAGCCGTCTCTGTAACCGGCTCTGCCTCATCAACCCAACAAAGCAAAATACGCCCCATAGACTTGATACTTGCAATATTGCGGTCAAGACCAGAAAACTGAAAGGCTATACGACCATCTATCGACTTAATCGAAGACTCCCCAACCTTGTAATAGTCCTTTAAAAAGTCATGCGCTTCAATGGCGCGTTTAATCTCCTCCAATGAACTTTCTGCTAGAGAATTCTGAAACTGCCGTGCACAAAGAATAGTGCCTGATATTCCTCCCATGCCAAATTGATAGCCTTTTAAAGCAGCCATCAAGGCAAATGATCTTGTCTTCCCAGAACCTCTCCCTCCCCAAGCCGCTCGTACCAAAGCCTTACCTGTAAAAATCGGTATAAGCTTTGGAACAATATTAATCTGTCGTGTCGTCATTGACCAAAGGCGCGATTTCTACACGCGTTATCACCTTAACGGCTCCCCCATCTTCACCTGTTACCTGTAAAGGCAACACCTTACCAAGCAACGCTAAATAAGCCGCTGGACATTCCATAGCCTGCTTTTCCAAATAGGAAATCAAACCATCATTGCCAATTTTATTCCCAGCATTCTCAGCAGCCTTAACCACTGCTTCTTTTAAAATGCGCGTCATTTTATTGGGAACGCCTTTAACCCGCCCTTGACCTGCCTTTGGGGGTATACGCTTTTTAATGGGTTGTGGAGCCTGCTGTGTATTTTGTGATGTCATAAAATACACCCTCCAGATAATAAAAAACCCCGCGTTTGCGGGGATTTAAAACTGCACTGCCCCTCGTCTAGATACAATACGACCAGTGCCGTATTTGTCATTAAATACGATTTGCAACAATTTGTCAACACAAAAGAACACATATTGATACATTCAAAGAGAATCTGTTAGTCAGTGTTAATTATGACAATTTAAAGGATTAAGTAATGAAGTTATTTTTCATACCACGAATTGTAACATTTATAGTTTTTTTTCTATATCAAATGCTATCTATATCAATATCATTTGGATTTACACGTACATTTACACGTGTAGATACTATAGAGCAGTACAATCAACTTTACGATAAATATGCAAGTACAGAATATGAAGACTTTACGCATTTCGACAAGCAACACCAAGCAAATCAATTTGCATACAATAATGGCTATCAAAATATAACTGCCAAATTTGACACTGTATGGCATCGTCACATACTGATCGTTTTATGTGGACGCTTTGTGAATTTACTAAGGGGTGATTATAATAAGGAGATGTCATGGGCGATGCTACCTAGTGTAATAAATACTTTACGCTATGAACATAATTGGAGTGAAGAAAATTTTATTTGGGCATACAACATGTCTATGAGTAGTACAGATCCAATGTTTTATTACGCAAAAAAATTTCTTAGTTCTCCGAGTGGAAATGGCATTAACCCCGAAACACAAGTTGTTGATTTAGTGTCTAGTATGAGAGTCGATAATGGGAGAGGCATAAAAAAAACAGCTAGGTTTTGTAGAGACTTACAAACGATATACAATATGATGAAACCGAAATAGAGAGCACCATTTAACGATCAAAATGCTTTTGAAGCGCATTAAGAGCAACTCGCAATGAATTCACAAGATGTGGTAGCATTTGATCTTCTATAACGAGGTACTGTAGTGCTGCATAAAGATTATACTGTCTATAGAGCTGTTGCGCTTCTTTTAGTGCCTCTTGCACGGCTTGATAATGATTTGTTGCTTTTTGAACCCACCGTTCAAGACTATTGGGGTCTGAATTTGTAGACACATCATCATAAACAGCGCTTGGCAAGCCTTTTGCACAAAGGTAATTATTTCTTATCTGTAAATACTGTTGCGCGGCGTCATATTGCTCTTGTGTAAGCACGCCTTGCAAACAAAGCCGCCCTATGTAAGTACTAGAGAGCGGATTTTTTGCCTCTTGTAGCGTTAAACCGAAGCGTTTTGCACGCATTTCTATTGCCAATTTATCAACAGATTCACGTGGTGCTTTTGCACGTGAGATGCGTCCATTTGGTTCTCTGATACATCCGTTAATTTTAGAGCGTCCCCTTTTTTTATTTTTTTTCATAACACCGCCTTTTATTTAAAAAGGAACACTGTCATTCATAACGGTATGGGGCGTATCAAGAGGTCTATGAAAGCTTCTGTCATAAGGTGTTGATTGCTTTTGATCATCATCATTTTTGCCATCTAAAAGCTTTAACTCGCCTTTGTACTGAGGCAATATGACTTCTGTTACATACCGTTCAACACCGTTTTTATCTTGCCATTTACGGGTTTGGAGCTGCCCTTCAATATAGACTTTGCTTCCTTTATGGAGATATTGGAGTGCTATTTTTGCCAAATGTGGATTAAACACCACAATGGAATGCCATTCTGTTTTGTCTACTTTCTTATTGGTTGCCTTGTCTGTATAGCTCTCAGACGTTGCCATTCGAAAATTAACCACCTCACCACCAGAGGTCATAGTTTTTCTTTCTGGATTGGTACCTAAATGACCAATTAAGATCACTTTATTAAGCATTTGCTTTCTGTCCTTTAATGGAAAATAGTACTTAGAACAAAATGAACTCACAACTGATGGTGGTATAACACATTATGGTGTGTAATTACAAACGAAATTTATTATAACACACTGAATCTAAAGAATGAATCCCATTTTTATTTTATTTAACAGCTTGCACTTTGATACGTTTTGTGCAATAAAGAGATGTTCTTTTATATTTCGATTAGGTTATTTTAATCGTTTATTTGGATCGCTAGCTGTTTTGATAATAAAAGCCGTATCAATTCATTTTGACACGGCTTTTTTTAATTCTATCTTTTAGAATACGCCACAGCCGCTTTAATCAATTCCTCTACAGTCTTTATCTATCTACAAAAGGATATTAAACCTGTAGAAATCTCTTTTCTTCCTGTAACCCATGCCCCCAAAATAAGTTGCGTATCTCCCAAAACACGCGCCCTGCCACCAATAATTGCCTTTCCATAAGCACGTACATTGCCATAAACCTTTGCAAACCCATTAACACACGCCTCATCACAAATTATTGCATTTTCAAAAACCTTCGCATGCCCCCAAACCATAGCAGCATTATAAACCTTGGCATCGTCCCCAACCCAGCAATTACCCTGGTGAGAAAGGTTGTATTCACTTTCAATAAAGCCCCCTAAATCTCCTTTTTTAACACCTCCAAAACTTCTTAAAGCTCTAATGCGATAAAGTGTTCTAACTCTACCATAGAGATGGTCTTTAACTTCTGTAGTTTCATTAGTAAGTTCATATTTTTTGGATACATTTTTAGCGTTCATAGGTAACTCCTAATCTAAATATTCGATAAAATTTTAAATGAAATGGTTATAAGGAGGCGCCCCCGCACCGCCCGCGCCGTTATTTACGCTGCTTTTACGATAGCATTTGTTAAAACACGCTTGGCTTCTGTCGTAACCAATTTGTAATGATCAAGCTCTTTTTCGATTTCATCTATTTTCACAAGACGACTAAAGATGATACCCATGATTTTAGGATAATTTGTCAAAACATACTGGCGAAGATAATTAAAATCATCAAAATCATGTTCTAACTGTAAATTTGATTGCCCCTCAAGCTCTATCCAACGATCGATGATCTTAGCACGCAATACTGTACTGTAACCTGAAATTAAGACCAAACACTCACGTTTAGGGAGGTGGTAGCAAGGACGCCTTTCACCTTTTTTGTCAAGATAACTGCCATTAAAATCAACCGATCCAAATTTGGAGCCGTTAAGTTCCTCAAGCATTTTTTTTTATATCACGCATAATATGAGCGTGTTGCTTACCACACAACTTTGCAATTTCACGGCTAGACATTGTCAACGTGGTTTGAGTGTTTACTAAATTGTTCATAATGAACTCCTACATGTTTAGAGTTTTTAATTGACAGCCCATAAGGGTGCCGGGTGCTAAAAACACGGCATGTAGTCCGCCGCTATACTTTTCCCTCGCGAAGGGTATTGTATGGTATAGCTACACCCGACAAAACCGTTATATGCCAATAATAGCACAAAAATAAAGCCAAATTTTGAAGCAGGAAAAGATTGTTTCGTAACCTATTCGCTACATGTTTAGTGTTTTTAGCACTTGATGATTCGCATAACAGAATAACCCTTTAATGTCAATATGTATTTTTTATTTTTTCATATTTTTTCATTTTGATGCTTACCTAATTGAATATTAAGCGCTTTTGCTATTTCATTGTCCATATCATAAACTTGTGAATAACACTTCTTACCTTCGTTGATAGCCTCATAGATCAACGTCCCCTCACCTTTCCTTTGTATCGTTTTATTCACCTCGTCTATCAACGGTTCACAACTCAACACTGATCTTGGCAAGTTAGCACCGTAAACCCACGCTTTTACTTGCGCTTTGGTACTGAAATCTGCCCCTTTTGGTGTATCGTAATACTGTCCGCCATCAAACTTTTCACACTCTCTTGTGCCATCAGGATATTCGTACAGGTTGTAAAAATACTCTGCCGCTCCGTCTCCCCAAGGGACATAACCAACAGCTGTTGCGATAAACTTTTTTTGCATTGGCTGTTTACGGTTTTTTAAGAACAAATATTTTAAAATCCTCATGCTTTTAGTCCATAATTTTACCAATTGGTCTATTTGCCTCAAAATGGACCGTACAGAAGCGTTTTTAATTTCAATGTGTTTTCTATCGCAAAATCTTTAAATCGCTCTGTACGGCGCCTTTTTGTCGATTTAAATGCATGTCTATTCTCAAAATCATCAGCAAATTTCACTACTTTGCTGTTTTTTCGGATGCTTTTAAATACGATTTCATGACTGATGCTCCCGACAAAAGATCTGCTTTCAAATTTCTGCAATACTCTGCAAGCTCTTCTCCTGTTGGCATAAAGGTTTTCGAAAAGCCGTTTGCTTTTCCGCATATGATATCCTTAACAGCCTGCTTTAGAGCGTATTCTGAAGCATCTGATAAGGCTATGCTATAGTTCAAAGCGATAACATTAGGGTCTATATTTGCTGGTATTTTTAGACCAGAAAGCAAATAAGCAGCCGCCTCGATATGTTCAACCGTAACTTTCCGTGAAAGCAGTGCTTGTAAGCGATTACAGTCTTGCAAAACTTGCGCTCTCTCCTCCAGCGTCAACGGCTTTCCATACATAGAGATTGGAGGATACACACTCCGGTCCACTCTCTTGGAAAGTGCTTGCAAATGAACTGATAGCCTCTGTATCTCTGCTGCATTCTGATCCATAAGAATCGCTAGTGGTGATTGCTGCTTTGAGTGTACTGAAGCTTTGTGAAAGGCTGTTTGTGAAGTTATTTGTTGAGAGCTTATAGCGTTCGTTTGCATATCGTTTCTCCTGTTCTAATTTCTTGGCTAGCGTTCCATTCTGGTTAATAATCCAACCACACCAAGCACTTTGCCAATCGCGATTGTTTGCATTTCGACATGGGTTGGCTTTCCAATGAAGTTTAAATCTTTCGAATTCTAATAACGCCTCATCATGCGTTAAGCCTTTATCGATTGCGTATTGCAAATCGGGTTCAAAATCTTCTGGTACGCTTCCAAGTTCTTTTTTCCCCTTACTTCGCTTGGCTTTCTTAGGAACGCTTTCTTGCTCGTGAATGATTGGTTGGTTGGTTTCTAACGTTTCGATTTGTTCTGATTGGCTGTCAACAGCAGCAACCTCAGTTGGCTCTTGAACCAAATTAGTTGTTTCTAAACTTTCAGAACCAATTTCTTTTTTTGCTAATACGATAGTATTAGTTTTTTTATTATATATGTTTGTATTGTTTGTATTGTTTGTTATAGCATCACAAGCATCATGCTTAGCATCCTTAAGCATACCGTTAGCATCATGCTTAGCATCATTAGCATTATCACAAGCATCTTTTGTATTTTTATCCCATCTTGCCTTCGCTGCCTTCTGCGCTCTCTCTGAAAACTTATTCAAATTCTCATTAGAGTTGTTGAGTTCCTCTTCAACCTGTAAACTCCATAAACGACCGTCTTCTAAACGTATCAGTTTCTCATCACTCAATAAAAAATCTAGCGCTTTATTAAAAGCTTTTACTGAACAACCAGAAATGCGTGCTAATATAGAGGCATTCTCAAGAATTGGCTGTCTCTTCTTATACATAAGCAATATCAACATCATATAAGTCGATATTTGATGCGACGTCATTCCACTAGCATCAGATACCCAATCAGAAGGAAAACAACGAACCCAAGCTAACTTAGTTGACATATTTTACCTCCTTTTCTTCATTATTATTAAAGGTAAAATTATCTAGCTCTTCACTGAGGTTATTGAGTTCTTCTTCAACTTTTAAACTCCACAAATGACCATCTTCTGAAAGAACAATATGTCCAGATCTAAATAAGTAATCTAATGCCTTCTGAAATCTTTTTACTGAACAACACGTAAAATGAGATAATATTTGCGCATCATTTACAAGAGGCTCTCTAGTGCGCAACATTTGCAATCGCAATCGCATATAAACATTGCCTTCAATTGCGGGTAAACAAGCAAGATCAAGAAGCCACTTGTCTGCAAAAAGCCTCGTCCACGGTAATTTACTGGACATACCCAAATTCCCTTTCTTTAACTAAATATAAAGTTGCTAAAGCATCTGCTTCATTATCATCTTTCGGATTGTGCCCTTTTGCACGCACCGCCTTAATCATCTCTTCTTTCGACGCATTCCCCTTGCCTGTCGTCACTTTCTTAATCGTACAAACCGGTATACCCTCATATGGTATCTGATGCTGTTCACACCAAGCCGTTAGGTGACCTAATAAACCACCGTACACATGTGCTGCGTCTGTACCTTTATGACGCCTCACCTCTTCAAAATACACCGCGTCAATTTGACCTGCTGTCTGCTTTATTTCTGATAGCCATTGTTTAAAACGCAAGTAACGCATTCCACCGCCTTCAAAACGGCGTGATTGAAAATTCACGGTACCACTGAATATGTCACCACTTGCACCACGTATCGCCCACCCCGTTTTGGTACCTAGATCAAAACAAAGAATCGTGTTATTTACCATGTCGCTCCATATAAAATGTGTTTTATAAGATTGTTTTTTCCCAAAACTGGAGGGAACAGTGCCTAATAATGATACAACCCAAAATGCAAACAATCAAAAGACATGCGTTTCACTGCCACCTTTAATTGTTACGTCTTGTTATGAGAATTTTTCTGATACTATCCCATGGTTTAATTTTCAAAACACAACTCCTTTTGATATTAAAGTACACTCTGTTTCTGCTATTTATCACCAAAATCCACATGCTGATAATAAATGGGAAAGAAGTGACCTGTGGTCAAAAGCATTTCTTTCTATTGGGATGTTTAATCCACCCTTTCCAATTCATATTCCTAGGATCGAAAATGAAATTTATTTTATAAGCCCACCAGAAAAGCCAGAAACAGAAGTATTACTGAAAAATATAACTATTCCAGCACACAAAAAGCATTTAGCTATAATGGGTATACAGTTTTGGGCAGATATTGATCGTACATGCATTGCTTCTACTAAACTCACCTTTCAATTTTCTCCAACATATGATTTCACAAAAATTTTTAATGCCGATGTTTTTTTAGAAGGAATGTTCTTATTTTCTCCTAAAGAAGAAGCTGAACGAATCCAATGTGAATGGGATGAAATAGAAAACATGACAGAAGAATTAAAATCATATCAATTACGAGGCATTTTATCTAACATGTAAACTGCTTATTATGTTTCTCAAATAACCCCTGAAACTTCTCTTTGAAAGCTCGCTTGTCGCCGTGTATCTCTAAGTTCAACATTGGTCCTAGTGTGCTTTTAGCTATTAAATGGTTGTGTTCATCAAAAGAAAAATTCCAATCAGAATTACTAAAAACGAGCGTGCACCCCTCTGGTAAGCCTATTGCATGTATTAAATCGTCTGAAGTACTAAAAGTATAACGTGGTGTTTTTTTCATATTTTTCTCCTATCCTTTAAACTATGATTGTTATTTTTTGGACACATTTCATTGGGAGCTTTTCTTCCTAAGTTCATCTTTTAGATCTCATATTTTCTTGTTTCTTTCTTGTAACTCATCCCTAAGCTGTTGTGTCTGTTTAAAATAATGATAAACTTCATAGAGAAAATACAAATTAGTCGTTATAGAAAGAACTGTTGCTGCTGTACTCATCTCTCTCTCCTCACTTACCCTTCTTCTTACTCTTCTTATTCTTATGAGGCGGCGCTTTTACTGCTTCATCACGCTACTTAAGCTCTTGTGTTAGTCTTTGATCTTGCTCGTCGCGTGATTGCACATTGCTTCGAGTGTCATTACAACTTCACTTACATTTCTGAACGCCTTTTCATGCTCTTCAGTCTTTTGTTTTAGTTGTTTCATTTCCTCGTCGCGTTCTTCAAGCTCTTGTTTTAGTTCTTCAATTATCTTGTCACGTTCTTTAAGATCCGCATCACATTCATCAATTGTCTGCTTGCTTTCCTTTAAATACCTCAACTCATTCTCTCTCATTTCTTTCTTAAGATTATTAACCTGCTCTTTAAGTGCTTTAACTTGGTCACGATAATGCAAGGCAAAACGAAATATGACCCCTCCTAAAAGCAAAACTGAAAACGTCACTATCCATAAAATTTCATTTAAACTCATCTTTATCTCCTTTAATTTTTATGAAGGCGGTCATCATGACCAATCTGTTGTGCTTCGCATTCCATTAAAAAAAGAATGCAACAAGCCGCATGTGCCAAGTGTGACAAATCACTCTCAGCATCCTTATGCTCTCCACCAAACCATGCTAATAAATGACGTAAAGCAGCACCGTGAAACCTGCTCCAGTGCATGCCATTACGCCAATTGTTTGCTCCGTACTTCTTTGCCCCAAACTCTAAAACTTTACCGATTTCAATCAGTGCCAACGGTGGGATTAGTTCAACACGCGCCTTACCAGCATCATCCTTATGTGCTTCGTTTGTGCTATATGAAACGTGTTTACGCATGTAAACTTCGTCGTTATCGCGAAAATCTTCATAGTCACAAACATCGGCATTGCCGTAAATCTTGGCATTCTCTCTAATCTTGGCATGCCCGTGAACTAATGCATTGTCATAAACTTTAGATTGATTGAAAACTTCGGCATTACCAAAAACCTTGGCTTGACCGTAGACACGTGCTTTGCTGTAAACCTTAGCATCCCCATAAATGCGAGAATTGCCGTAAACTTCTGCTTCGCCTTTTACTGAAGCATTCTCATAAATTTGTGCTTCACCGTAAACGCGAGAATGATAAACCTTGCTATTACCGTAAATCTTTGCATGATCATAAACATACGCAAAATTAGAAACTTCTGCACAACCGTATACTTGTGCATTTCCAAAAACACGAGCCCTGCCACCAACACGTGCATCTCCAAAAATCCTAGCATTGCCAAAAACATATCCACGGCTAAAGGAATCATCTACCCAACAATCCCCTTCATGTGATAGGTTACCTTCATGTTCTATAAAACCACCAAAATCACCTTTTTTAACGTTTCCAAAGTCTCTCAGTGCCCGTATGCGACGAAGCATTACAATACCATGTGAATTATTCTTATCAGGATAAAGCGTTACTCCTTGGCGTGTGAACTCATATTTCTTTTCTACAGCCATCATCATCTCCTTAAGAGCGCAAAGTCTCATCCGCGCTATCAACACCGCAGCTCTTGAAAATCTTCGTAATTGGGGGGTGTTGCTCTTGCATTAATCTCTGCAAGCGTTCAGGATAAAAGAAATCATCAGGACGCAAATCTATGCCATGGTCACGGGCATAGTTTAAAATTTTTTGCTGGTGTTTTGCTGGTATCGAATTACGCCATCTGCAAACAGATGATACGTCCCTTCTAACTATAGTTGCTACCGTTTTGAAACCACCTAAATATTTTATGATTAATCTCGAAGGCATATCTATCTCCATAACAGCGTAATAAATAATTGCACTTTTTACATATGTCAACAGAAAATGCACCTTTCACATTTTTGCATTTTACGTATTTTTAGGGATAATGTTTAGATTATGAGTAGCAATATTGAAAAAAGCATCCAACAATGGCTAGAAAAAAAATTAAACGAGCGCGGACACGGTGCTCAAATAGAATTAGCTGCCTACTTGGGAATCCATCAGTCCACTATAAGCAGAATGATTAATCCTTACAAAAACGGAAAATCAAGAAGCATTAGTATTGGGGAATTAGTTAAAATAGCCGAGTTTTTTAACGAGCCCCCCCCAAATTTCTTCAATGATGTTGATCAAGAGTTTATGAATTTTTATCGTGATCTTTCTGAAGAAAACAAGAAGTCTGTGATTTTATATATTGAGTTTTTAAGGCAATCAAAAGATAAGTAATAGTTTCCTTTTCTTTCTGAGAAAACCCTTTTAAAAGATTAGAATCTTGTTCCTCTATTTGCATTTTGTATCTCCATAAATTGTGGATAGTGCATTTTTAAAAAAAACATAACTAACATAAATATGCACTTTTTACATTTTTATGTTGACACTTGCACTTTTTACATATATTTATTCCATATCTTAGAAATTAACCGTTGCCAATAGGGCTTATGGAGGCAGTTGTGAATAAACCAGTGTTTATAAAATCTGATGAAATTCTCTTAGTGATGTGCAATGATGAGATAGACAACATTGCAAAATCTGGACCTTTCTACGAAGAAAAGGACATTATCAAATTTATCGACCAAACCGAGAATGCTGTCCAAATCTTGCGCGTCGAACCAACGACTCATCGTTGTGAAGATATCTCTGAAGATATTGCGGAGTTCTACCTTAGAGAACATGAAGAACAGTGTTTAAATGGAAAAATACCTCACGAATTTATTGAACACAGCGCAGCATACAGTTTTTTTTTAGAAGAAATCGAACAGCAGCGATATGAAGATGAAATGTTTGGTACCTATGAACAACAGCACCGTTTAACCCTTTGGGACGTTATTCCAAACTACCCTCACTATACAGGGCGTTTCTAAAAGCGCGCCGTTCTTTTCAAAAAATTGACCACACAATGCAATGCCGTTCTTTTGCAAGAACGACAAAGGCAGAGTCTAACTTAAAGGAATAAAATCATGGAAAAGAAATACGAACTTACTGATGAAACAACCGAAGTTGATGGCAAAACTCTTCACCGTATTCGTGCACTGAGAGACTTTTCTGATGTCGAGAAAGGTGACCTAGGCGGTTATATAGAGCGTGAAGGCAATTTATCTCATGAAGACTCCTGTTGGATTTATCATAATGCTAAGGTTTATGGTAATGCACGGGTTTATGGCAATGCCTCGATTTATGATGATGCAGAGATTTATGACAATGCTTTGGTTGGTGGTTATGTACTTGTGCACGATAATGCAAGGATTTACGGTGATGCTGGAATTTATGACAATGCAGAAGTGTATGGTGATGCAAAAGTTTACGGGGATGCGGTAGTTCGTCTTGGTGCACACGTTGGCGGCTATACCGCCATCTCAACTGGAGAAAAAACCAAATGAAAAAATACGAACTGACTGATGAAACAACGGAGGTTTATGGCAAAACTCTTCACCGCATTCGTGCATTACGAGACTTTAGAAATATTAAAAAAGGTGACCTAGGCGGTTTTATAGCAAAAGAAGACAACTTAAGTCATGAGGGTGACTGTTGGGTTTGGCATGATGCCGCGGTTTGTGATAACGCTAAGGTTTTTGGTAATGCACAGATATTCGAAAAATCAATAATTAGAGATAATGCCAAGGTTTATGATAGTGCCAAGGTTTGTGGTAATGCTGGTGTTGAATACAATGCGCAAATCTTCGGCAATGCACAAATTTATGACAATGCACATGTTTATGGTCTTGTTTATGATAATGCTCGTGTTTTTGGAAAAGCCGTTATATGTGAAAATGCACACATTTCTGGAGATATTAGAATTCAAGATAAAGTATATGTTTTCGATAATATAGATATTTCTGGTAATTTTGAAATTCGTGGAGAAACTTCAATCATCTCCAAAAGTGAATATTCAACAATCTATCCAAGCTACATAAGCCGTTTCTAACCGCATAAACAACTTTTAAACACAAGCGTGATTCACGCCACGGGTGAATTGTGCGCAAATGGAGGAAATCAAGATGAGTGAACAAAACACTAACCTAACAGAAGTTGAAGAAACACACCACTTAGCCGTCGAACAAACTGCTATGGAACGCATTTTAAACAGAGCCTTAGAAAATGACGTCGACATGGACCGCTTAGAGCGTCTTCTTGCTTTAAGAGAAAAAGAAATAGAACGGCAAAACTATCAAAGCTTTATCTCTGATCTTTCCGCTATGCAAACGGAATATCAAAAGATTGAAAAAACTGCTAAGAATAACCATACAAACAGCAAATACGCTACGCTTGATCAGTATATTGACGCTGTAAAGGACACACTTGCAAAACACAACTTTGCTTTGTTTTCTCATATTAAACATCAAACAGAAAAAAACATTACCATAGAAATGACACTGTCTCATCCTTCAGGCAAGGAAATCTCAACACAAGGAACATTTCCCATTGACGGTACAGGCTCTAAAAATAGCATACAATCCGTTGGTTCTACACTTACCTACGCACGAAGATACCTGTTAGGCATGCTTCTTAATGTAGCAAGCAAAGAAGACGATACAGATGGAAATATGCCGACTAAACCTGCTTTGCCGCGCCAGATCAATGAAATCAGAAGACTTATAGTACAAACGCAAACAGAAGAAGCAAAGATACTTTCTTATGCAAACGTTGAAAAGCTTGATGATATCTCTGATCAGAGCGCACAAACCGTTTTGCATCTTTTGAAAGATAAACAAAACAAGCAAATGGCACCAACACAACAACAAACGGCGGTGTGAGATGGAACAAAGAACAGCAGAGTGGTTTCAAGCGCGCTTGGGGAAAGTTACTGCTTCAAACGTTTACAACGTACTCAGTAAGACAGCAAAAGGATTGCCCACAAGCAAATATGAAGATTACAAAATGAAACTCATGACAGAGCGCTTAACAGGAGAAATAAGCCAATCTTATACAACAGCGGCTATGCAATGGGGCATTGAACATGAAGAGAATGCCTTGAGAGAATATGAATTCATTTATGACACCAATGTTACAAAATGCGGGTTTATCCAACACCCCAAAATAGAAATGGCGGGGGCTAGCCCTGATGGTCTTATTGGAGAAGATGGATTAATCGAAGTCAAATGCCCGAGATCAGTAAACCATATGCGCTTTTGTATAAGCGACGAAATCAAGCCTGAATATCACGCACAAATGCAATTCCAAATGGCTTGTACAGGACGAAAGTGGTGTGATTTTGTAAGCTATGACTCACGTTTTGCGGGAGAATCATTTAATTTGCGCATGAAAGTCAAGCGTGTTCACCGTGATGAGAAACAAATTGAACAGATCAATAAAGCTGTTGAAGCCTTTTTAGCAGAAATAGATCAAGACATGAAGCAAATCTTGACAAAAGCCGCTTAAACCTATGGGGGTGCTCTCTCCTCCCAGCACCCCCGCCCATTCCTAACAACTTTTAAGTAATGCGTGATTCACGCCACACGTGAATTGCATCTAAATGTAAGGAGAAAAAACATGGCGCCACGCCCTGCTACTATAACGCAATCAGCCATTGCACGCGCTTTACGAGAAGCAAAAAAACAAAAATGCGAATTAGTAGAAATCAAACCTACCGGTGAACTCCTCATCTATCTTAAATCTGATATCCCAATACCAAATTCAGCAGCGCATCCTGATAAGTTATTAGATTTGTCAAAGAATGAATATTACGAAACCGCACTCTCTAAGATGTAAAATACCATGCCTAAACCACGCCCCCCTCATCTTGTCAAAGAAGTCACACGCCATGGTAAAATTATATGGTATGTACGTATTGGTCATGGACCACGTATTAGAATACGCGGCATCTATGGAACGCAAGAGTTTGTTGATAACTACAAAAGCGCACTTGCCGAGTTACAAGGGCTTATACTTCCTAAATCAAAAACTGGTAAACTTGTTGAAGGGTCATTTGCATGGCTACTTAAACAATACTTTAACAGCTCCAATTGGCATAACCTTGCTAAAGCTACAAAGAAACAAAATCAACTCATTCTTATAAAGGTGTGCGATGCAATAGGAAATATTCCATATCAAGCAATCGAGAAAAAACATATCATAGCCGGTGTTGAGAGGCGTAAAGAAACACCAGCAATGGCTAGGAATTTTCTGAAGGCACTTAATGGTCTTTTTAATTGGGCGATTGATCAAGGACTTTTGGAAAGTAATCCAACTTTAGGCGTTAAAAAACCTCCACTTAAAAATAAAGAGGGATTTCCTGTTTGGACAGAAGAAGATGTTGAGAAATATTATCAAAAATGGGCTCTAGGAACCCATGAACGTGTCTGGATTGATGTTCTTCTTTACACGGGTTTGCGTCGTGGTGATGCCGTACGAATTGGTTGGAAAGATGTGAAAGATAATATCATTCATCTTAAGACAGAGAAAAGTAAATTCCAAACAGATGTTTTTCTACCAATTTTGCCTGAACTAGCCGAAACCCTTAAAATTGGTCCTATTGGAAATGAAACATTCATTTGTGGTAGACGTGGAAACAAAATACCCAAAGAAAGCTTCGGGGTTTTATTTTACAAAGCATGCAATGAAGCGGGTATAAAAAAATCAGCACATGGTTTGAGAAAATTAGCAGCAACACGCGCCGCTAATTCCGGTGCAACAGTTTCACAACTCAAAGCACTTTTTGGATGGACAGACGACAACATGGCATCTCTTTATACAAAGAGTGCAGATCG